AAGGAATTTCTCAGCCACCTTCAAAAGCTTCATCCCCGCTAAACCCTTTCGATATTCTGGGTGCAAAAACAAAACATCATTATAAGCAAAAATATGGTCTTTGTAGTGCATTGATCTTTGTGCAAGAACCACAAAATACCCAACTAAAACCCCATCATCACGGGCAGTAAATACCTTTAAAATGCCCTGCGCTTCTGCCGCTTCGTATTGATCCCAATCAGGATTGAGTTTGATTTCGTCTTGATTGAGCGCAATTTGCTCCCAGTGAAGCTGAATGAGAGCTTGGATCTCAATATAAACAGAAGATAAAAATTCCTGTTGGTATTTCATTCAACACCTTTGCCCCAATCTATTTTCTTGTCCTGCAAATCTTCAACAAAAGAAAAAAACGTATCACCAGAATAAAGGTTTGAATGACTTTCTTGAGTGTATCTAAATGGCCTTGTTCGCTGCAAATCAATAAGCTTGCTTTCAAGCTTGGCTTGGATCGTAGATGTTTCTGGGCCATCTTGGATTAAAAGCTGATCCATATAGCCCTCAAACATATTAGTCAGGTTCGCGTTTCCCTGCACCCCAAAATAAACATACGCTGAGCGCCCGTGATATTCGTGAGCGAGCGCCGCAGTAACTATTGAGGTAGGGATGCCCGATAAAGTCAAACTTATGCCTGTGGCCTTTAAATCAGCCACTTCCTCAAGCCCAGATATTTGCAATAATTCCCCAGTGCCATAATAAGTTTGACTGTTAAGGGTTGTCGTTCCCACCCCCGTCCAAAACCGAAGGGGCGCGGCGGCGCTTGTGCTTGGATTGTAGAAGTTCAACTCAATCGCATAGAAAAGCTTTACCTCTGGTTGAAGCAAAGCTGTCTTGATTGTCGAATTAATATTTCTTGGCATGATGCCCCCTTATTTTTTTGCAGGGGCTTTCTTGCGCTTGGCTTTTGTTTCTTCTGGCCCCGCGTTGCCCTGCACCTCAATGGCTGCGCCGCGTTCAATCATAGACTTCGCCAGTTTCTTTTGCCAAGGCTTATCTAAAGGCAGAACCTCGCCCACCATATATTTTCGGGCTTCTGTTCCTGATGCGTTGCTTTCACCAGCCACGCTATAAATCATTTGTACTTGCTTCATAGATCCACTCCTTGAAGGGTGAGGGGGGCGGGTGGACGCTCCCCTCGTTTGCTCTTTATGAAGTTGCGTGTTTCAGAACGCGCATAGCTTCGGCAAGAACCACTTTACCACCGACACGGCGGCGAGCGATATAACGGACAAGGCCCGTTGCCGCTTGGCTGTATGGGTCACGCAATACTGAAAGCGCAACACGATCAACGATCATATATCCGCGACGGAAGTCACCGATTAGAACAGATTTCGCGCCAGAAGCCGCATCTGCTACATCAGGGGCTTCCACATATGGGATACCGATGATTGTGTTTGGAGCGCCAGACTGACCAGAGAAACCAGTTTGGAAAATGTACTGGCCCGCTGTGTCTTTCAACTTACGGATTATGCCCAAAGTTGCGCGGTTGAACATCATTGTAGCGTTGGCCGCATACTCTGATTTCAAGCCGTGAACCAAGTCCATCAGGTTATCGGTAGAGATTGCCGCTGATGCTGCACCTGTGGCGGTGTGGGCAACGGTGTTCCCGTTTGTGATACCTGTTGGCTTGTTTGTGCCATTACCAGCAATGAACGCTGCGCCTTCGCCCTTAGCAAACTGCTCTGCGAACTCTTGGTTCATTTCTGCTTCCATGTTGAAAGCACTATCTTCCAGCAACATTGAAGAAATATCGACCAGAGCGTAAAGCTCATGAGTGGCAATAGTATTCAAGGTTGTTGAATAACCAGTGGTTTCTGAGCGTGTGCCAGTTTCCGCAGTCCAAGCCGCCGCGAAATTTGCATCCTTTGTTGGGATTTCAATTTCTTTGGAGGTTGTAGCGCGAACGCGAGCAACAGAACGAACTGGTGAGATTTCAGTTACGATCTTGATTAACTCAGCAACATATTCCTCTGGAGCCAAGTTACCCGCTGTGGCGGCTGTTCCAACAGTCAACGCTTTAACTTCGTCGGCGTCTAAGCCTTCGTTGCCCTTACGCATGAAAGTGTCCCAAGCCTTAACAGCAATATCCACGTTCTTGGTTTCAACGCCAGAGTTTGGACGCTTCAAAAGAGTTTCAATGCCGTCAAGTTTCTCAGCGAAACCTTCGGAAGCTTTTTCTTGCTGAACCAGCTTTTGGTTTACAGTTTCAAAGCGGTCAAGATCGGCTTCGATCTTTGACAATTTGGCTTCAACCAACGGATCGGCATCGCCTTTCTTTTCGATTTCTGCAAGGCGCTGATCGTTTGTTGCTTTAAATTCTTCAAAAGCACCGTTCAGTCCTTCCAGATAAGTTTTGAGATTATCATCCATGACAATCAACCTTTCTGTTTAGGATTTAAGGATATTGGTTAGGCGATCTAACTCGCTTACCAGTTCAGAAGGCATTTCCTGAGCGCCAGCATCCCGCTGTTCCAGTGCCTTTGCTACAGCCGAAGCTGCAACCTTCGCCTCGCTTCTGGAAAGTTCCGCTGCATCCCGCAGGACTTCTTCCCATTCACGGACTGTTCTGTCGCTCTTTACCGCTGAAACCCTAGCTTTGGGGTTCATAGGAAAGGTCACGGCAGAAATCTCCATAAGGTCTACTGATTTCAAATAACGGCGCTTGCCCTTATCGTCATAATCATAGCCCTTTGCGTCGACGCGGTAACCGATAGACAAGCCATCAATCGCGCCCATTTTCATCAATTCATAAACTTCGCGGCCCCGCTGGGTTCCCATAGCCAAGCGGCCCTTTACCTTGAGCCCACGACGATCCTCTATGATCTCATCAAAGACCCCGATGGGTTCATCTGCGCGGTGCTGGTAAAGCATCTTTACAGCCTTAGCGCCCTTGCGGCCGATTGACTTAGCGAAAGCGCCCTCAACGACAACATCATTGCCAAGGTCTTTGTTTCCAAAGATTGAGCCGTATCCGCTGAACTCGCCTTTTTCTTCATCTTCCATCGCTTTAATGTCAAACCTGACGTCCAGCGTTTCATCTTTGAATTCAATATCGTCACTCATATCAATTTCCTTTGGGTCTTACTTGCCATGCATGGACAAGCAAACCGCTGTCCGTTGAGTTTTAACTTGTGAACGCAACTTACCATAGATAGATTTTCTTTTCCAGTATGCGGTCAAAAATCAATTTCGCGCCTCAAACGTAAATCACCAAGCCTACGTTCCACCATTTCAATCAAACCATACTCATCAACTTCAAGGCCAACGCACTCAGCTTTCATTTCAAGATAATCTTCCTTTGTTATTTTTTCCTGAGAAACTATTTCAAAAATTCTATCCGCGCTTTGCGTCATCAATGATCTCCTGTATCATTTCAAGGAATAAAGGATTTACCTTGTCTGTTTGCCCAGAAGCCCACAACGCAAAGCTCTCCGCGAACCATTCAAAGGCGCTCGTTTCAGCGTACCGACTAGCAAATTCTTTTGAACGTTTTTTCTTTAACCTATAAACTTTGAGCCAACGCTTTTTGAGTTCATCCTCAAATGGTCTGTCTGATGCGGAAACCCTACCCCTTTCAGAAACGCGCCGCTTATAAGTTTGATGGATTTGGTGCCCAAACTCATGATACATAGTTGATCTAAAATAATCCATTCCACCAGTTGAATACTTTTCAACAGTCCAAGGCTTTTTCCCCTCGCCGCCGAGTTTGTAATCTGTCACCGTTGGCAGCGAGATTGAAGCATATTCACGTTTTAATTCCCAAAGCTCGTCTGTGGCTTTGTTGAACCTGTCAAGCGCATCCGTATCGTCGAGACCATCATTTCTTGCGTCTAAGACCGCCCCGCGAGCCGCTAGTACTTCAATATCTAATTTATCTATTTTAGCTTTCAAATCAGTTCGTTTTTGAACGAGGCTTGCATCATTAGAGGTGTTTATATCTCCACCCCACTTGTTGAAATAATCGGTGTTGAAGCCCATAACTCCATCACCCATATTCGCTATCGTTTGCCCGTATTGAGAACCTGATCCGTTTATTTTCTTATAGCCCCTTACCCTTGGGATGCCAAAAAGATCAGAAAAGTAATTAAGTTCCTGATTTACAATAGCGATTGCAGTAGCAGCTTCTTTTGTAAGTGAGGCCCCGCCTTGGATTGCTGCAAAATCATTCTCACTGCGACCTTGATAAACTGCACGCAAAGCTTGGTTTGGTTGCTCATCGGCTTCTTTGAGCTGCTTTCTGAGGCTTGCTAGGCTTTCTTCTTTTGAAACCGTAGGAAAATCTTCGTTTCTTACCCCCTTAATTATCGGAAGCAACACCTCACGACCAACGGGTAAAGGCGCAAAAGGTTCAAATGGAGCGGGTGGCGGCGGCGGCGGTGGCGGTTGGGAAACGGGAACGTCATCAAAAATTGCGTCCTCATCGGTAAAGTAAACCGCGAGGCACCTGCAATTTATATTGTTGCCCGCCCCTCCACTTCCGTCATGAGGGTATTTCATCTTTATGGTTTGACCATTGAAGGGTACAAGGAACGGCTCATCAATCCCTACTTCTTGCCCATTAGCCGCCGCATGACCCGATCTGGTTCTAGCATCACTAACTGAAACCCACCGTTTTTTCTGTGAGGGAAGGTTAAGCTCCCTTGTGGCCGCGTCAGTCGCATAGGACGCTGCTGCGTGGGTTTCTGTCCGAGCTATGGTAGTGGCCCTTGCTCGGCCCATTGCCCCTCCTGTGTACTCTTTTATGAGCTTGGCGGTCGGCCCAACGCCCAAAGCTTCATTATCCGCGACCTCAATCGCCCGTCTGATTTTATTTTTTGTTGTTTGGGTGACGCCCACGACCTTGCTTGCGCCTTCTTTAGCGTAGTATTGGAACACCAAAGCTTCAAATTGTGTTGCTCTCTTACGGTTTTCGACAACCCTTTGTGCAAATTTTTCTATAACAGCCGCATAAGAAGCCCGAAAGACCGCGCCAACTTCAGATTGCAAAGTGACGTTTGCATTCTCTACGCTTGTTCCAGCCTCATACGCAGCGGCGGCTCTGTTT